TAGCTTTACCTCCTGTTTTTTATAATAAAATTGCATAATAAAAGGCCTTCTCATCCCATGATGGTGCAAAAAGGCCTTAGGTTTCATAATAACTTATACCTTGCAGTCTCACAGGACCAATTTAAAGGTGCAAATTGATTGTATATATTTTACACCTTAATGAAGAATACGTCAAATATTTCGAGGTAAAATCTTGGCAGGAATTTTTTACTTATAGTATAATAAAGAAGATTAAGAATTAGCGAGGATGGTTACTGCATTTACGTTCCTAAAAAACATTTTTAAAAACATTTCTAATCCCTTTTTGAATAATTACACATCATATTTCAGAAACTTTAGTATCATAATTCATTATTCGGATTGACATATTTGAATTTATAACGTATAATTAAATCATAGAGAATGAGAAAGGAGTTATCAAAATGACTATGAAGTTTTATTCAGGGAATGATTATGACGTTGCTCAATTTGCCCAAAAACTTTACAATGCTCGTATGAAATTAGGTTTAGGAATTAACGAATTTGCTAAATTTATCGGCTCTAGTTACACTACATATTATCAAAACGAGAAAGGTAAAGTCACTAAAATTTCAGTAGAACTCGTAGACAGATTATGTGAAAAGTTCAATACATCTGCTGATTTTTGGATTAAACCTTTAAATACAAATTGCCTTAGCTCACAAATTAGACGTTGGCTTGATAGTGATGAAGCTGTTCCATATATTATAAAAGCTTATCAGCAATGCAAACAAGACAAAGTAACTGAACTTGAACGCAAAGCTAAAGAGATTGGCTCACAATTATAATTTTTAAGATAGGCTGGACTAAAATGTCCAGTCTATTTTTTTTGTGCTACACCAACGCCGATAACTTGATTTCCAGCTACTAACATAGCATATATTCCTTCTTTAACTTCTTGATAGTGATTAGCGAACATAACAAAGTCTTGCTTTACACCCATATATGGGATAGCAGATATAAATGCCATATTCCTACCACGTTTATCTTTAGTCTTTCTGACGGAAATAATATCACAAATTATCTTCTGTTGAATTGTCAGTTCTTTGTTATATACCTGATATTTTTCAGTATCGTACTTCTCATATTTATCATGAAAAGTAAAACCAAGAACATCAATTTCGCCTTGTGCTTCATCATAATCAGCTTTAATACTGTCTTGTAATTCTTTAATTCTTTTTTCTGATTTAGCAATAGCTTTATGTTGATTTTCTATTTGGTTTTTAAGATTACCAACCTTTTTAGTGCCTTCTTTAGATTTAGCTAATTCTTCTTCTTTTTCTCTGATTTTAGTATTAGCCACTCTAATTTTAGTTTTCTCGCTATTGATTTCATCTTTGATATTCATGGCGATAGCAAATTGTTCTGCTCTACTACAATTAAAACAATCTAATGCACCAGCTTTAATTAATGCTTCTTTAATACGCTTGTTATATTTATTACGAGCAAAGAAGTTAATTAGATTGCCTTTATCAGAATAATCGACAGTAATATTGCTAATACCTTTAATATAAGACAAACCAACTCTGATAGCACCATTTTCAGGAACAAAGAGAAGATTTCCTCTACTTACATCAGGTGGTAATATTTTAATTCCCATACGCTTACATTCGTTGATATAAGGAATTACATCATCTGTTGTGTCTATATTGGCATTAAGTAATGAGCACATATATTGTACTGGGTAATTAGCCTTTAAGTAGGCTGTTTGATATGCTATTAAACCATATTCAACAGAATGTGCTTTATTGAACGAGTAGCTACCGCAAGCCTGTATAGCACTAGCTAATTGTTTTGCACTTTCTTCTTTCATTCCATGACTAATAAAATCTTTAATCAGTCTAGGAATAAGCAAGTCAAGTTCTTTCTGAATTTTTCTGCCGATAGTTTTACGAATACCATCAGCTTCACCTTCCGACCAACCAGCTAATTGCGTAGCTATTGCAGTTACCTGTTCTTGATAAATTAGCTGATAATAAGTATCTTCTAAAATCTTATCAAGTCTTTCATCTAACCCATGTAAAATAATATTACCACTCATCAAATAATTTTCTCCCTAATTTCAACAGATAATAAAAAGCGTACATAGAAAAAGTAGCTAATACAAATAACAATAATCCTACAACAATCAAATGAAATAACACATAAGCAAGTGCTGTTATATAAGCAATTTCATACTCTAACATTCTTCTTCCTCTCTGTCCCAAAAATACTGATTGAGCAAGTTATTAATGTATTGATAGTTAGATATAGCTCTATCAAGTTCAAATTCTGCATCAAACCTTTCATCGTCAGTAGTAGCCTTTTTGTAGATACGTTGAGCTTTCTTAATATCTTTCTTTAACAAAGTAAGAATTTCATCGTATGTGCCTTTATAAAGTAATCTATCGCTATCTCTACATTCTTCGCAGTATAATTCCTTATTAGTATATTCTTTATCGCTGATAAAATTATCACCGCCAGCATGATTTTCATAAATATAGACTACTTTATTTTTCATAACATCATCCATGAATACAGACAGATTAAAATTACAGAAATAGACAAACCAATGCCAACCTTGCAATATTGAGTAGATTTTTCTATATCATCTTCTAAAATCATTTTGCTAGTACAATATAAATCAAGAACAAGTAAACACAGTGCTGTAAAAGTTAAATAGGTTTTAATCATCATGCTTTTACCTCGTAACTATTTCCTTCTTTTAAAGCAGAATACATTTCTTCTAAAGCTTCTTGTGCTTTATATTCTTCGTTAAATTCACCTAATACCAAAGCTTTAGATGATTCGTCACTATCAATAGGTTGAGCTAACAACCAGTATTCTTTTTTACACTCATAGTAATCATAACAAAAATAATATTTACTAATGTCAGTAATGATAATATCTTTATTTTGTCCTAGAATGAATACCAATCTTCTTCTTCCTTTCTTTGATATACTCTTTGTCAATTCCACAAGATAATACTGCTGGTCTACCTAATGCAACAATAGCAGTTAAATCTTCAAAACACTTTGGCTGAATTTCCTTTACTAAACCACGCATCATATTACTTTCAATCTGAAATACACCAGCAGTTTCGGCATTACACAATAATTCTGCCGTTTTACTATCGTCTGTCGGAATTGTATTCAAATCTAAGTTAATTCCCTGATATTTAAGTAAATTTAAAGTGTCTTGAATAATATCCATGTTTTTTAAACCAAGAACATCAATCTTAGCTAAACCTAATTCCTCTAACTCATGGTAATCATAAGCCGCTAAGAAAGTATCACCTTTTCGTTCAATAGCACAGAAATTAGTTGGTTCTTTAGGGAAAACTAATACAGCACTAGCATGAACAGAAGTATTAGAAATAATACCCAAAAATGCTTTAGCTAATTTAACCAGCTTTTTATCTTCTTCTATTTTAAGTGGAATACCAGCAAACTTATCGTCATCAGATAATTTATCATCATCATTAATTAATTTAGATAACTCTCTGATTTTACTAGCTTGTACACCTAAACACATTCCAGCTTTCTGTAAAGCGGCTTTAGGCTTCATACTTGTAAAAGTCCTAACCTGATAAACATAACCATATTTCTCACGTAAGTATTCAATTACTCTTTGTCTTTCTCTTTGCATAACATCGACATCTATCAACTTCTAGCACATAACTAAAAGTTGGAGTACGTCATTACCATATCTTTTTTAGACTTAGGTAGTGTGTTTTTCAGAAAGTGGCGTTCTCTTTCCTACGATTACTCTCTACACATTTATAATAAGTCGATAAATCAACATTATTAACTTAGCACGGCGTTAACAATAAATGAATTGCACTTCGCCGTTAGCAAGATAATATCTATGGAATTATCTCACACCTGTTTGCCAAACAGTTAGCACACTTTGCTATGGAAGTTTCCTAACCATAGGGACATAATTCTATCCGCAGTTGTCACTCTATGCAAATTACAGAAACGTGAAAAATATAAATTATTTTTAACTGGGTCTACTTTAGTTATATCCATTAAATAAGCAACTAAACTACCACCTACACTTCCCCTACCTACACCAAATCGAATACCATTATCTTGTCCCCACTTCATATAATCCCATGTAATCAGCATCATATTAAGATAATTAGCTTTCTCTAAAACATTCATTTCTTCAAGAAACCTATCTAAATACACCTGTCGATTATCTTTAGGAATAAATGGAATAATCTTGTCTTTCCAACCTATTCTACAAATTTCTTTAACTTTCTCGACCTGATTATCACATTTATAGATTGGGAAATTATCTTCACCAAACTTTAATTCAACATTACATCTATCAGTCAATTTAACTGTATTATCAATGCAAAGTTGAACAAAATCTTTAGGCAAATAAGACAATGCTTTCTTTACTTCATCTTCTGAATGTAAGTAAAAATCATCTGTCTGATAATAGGCTTTCTCATCATTTTCATCAATACCATTCCAATAACGATGTACCCATGCCTGTTCTTTTAAAACATAATGAGCATCACAAGTAGCTATAACATTCGTAATATTCAAATCATTACACATACGATATAACAACTTATTAAACTCAATCTGTTCTTTCATCTGATTAGTATGGAACTCAATATAAAAGTTATCACCAAAATCATTCTTACATTTTTCTAATTCGTGAAAGATAGCCATTTCATTAAAACTACCATCTTCATTCCTGAAAACAAGAATACCACCTAAACAAGCACTAGAGATAATTAACCCTTCTTGATGTTCCCTAAGAATATTCCAGTCAATTCTAGGCTTATAATAAAAACCTTTATCATAACTGATTGTAGCCATCTTTAAAATATTTAGATAGCCAGTCATATCTTTAGCGAACAAACAGATATGTTTATAATCTCTATCTTTAATACCGATATGAGTACAGATATATGCTTCTAAGCCAAAGACAAATTTTAAATCAGCTTTCTTAGCTAACTTATAATGAGTTAGTAGACTGCTTGTACTACCATGATTAGTGATAGCATAAGCAGTTTGATTTAACTCTTTTACTCTAGCAGTAATTTCTTCAGGAATAGCTATTGCATCACGAACAGAGCCTTTACTATCGTGAGTGTGCAGATTAATAAACATATCAATTACCAGTCTTAACAATAGCAGTCATTAAATCATATTTAGGTGCTAAATCAATCATATGAGCTGTTCCTTTAGACTGTCCATCCCAAAAAGCAATCAGACAATTAGCATACTTAGCCATTTCTTCATTTCTGATATAGCCAGCACCTTTACCATATTTATCCCAGTCAGCAGGAAAAACTTTTAAAGACAGGTTATGTTCTTTTGCATAGCGTTCACCTAATTTATCAGCACCTCTAGCTCCACCGCTGGCAATTTCAACTTCTTTACTTTTATAAGCACCAAGTCCAGCGAAAAACTTTTGCATACTAATAAATTCATCTACATCTTTACATAACTTATCGTAATCATCAAAGCTTCTGCTACCAGCAATAATAACTCTAATTTTATCAAAATTCTTTTCCATTAGTTTTCTCCTTATAATGTTTGCAGCCATAGCTCATATCTGCCCAACAAATCAATTCCCATTTAGGTAAATCACTAGGAATTTTAGTTCCATGTCTAAAACATCTTTTGTTTTGACAGATTGGAGCATTACCATGTTCTTTACAGAAACGCTCTTTACTTCTTAAACAAAAGCTAATATCCTTATAAGTCATTTAATCACCTCTTATAATTGTTGATGTTTAGGTTGAAATAAAGCCTTATAGATTTCTTCGTGATTATCAGTACGTGGATTGATTGTCATATTTTGACTTTCCTTATAAAGCCACAAAGCATAATCAAGAATTTTCTTAGCTTCTTGTTCTTTACTATCTTTTAAGCCATAACGAGAACAGTATTTGATAATATCTTTAATACAAGCACCTTCAAAGCCATTAACAGGTAAATCTTTGATTACTTGCTGAATGTATTCGATTGGCTGAATTTTATGTCCATAATGCTTAGATGTTTTTGTTGTTTCTTCCATACTCTGTTCCTTTCTTCAATACATAATATACAAACCATGCGAAAAGCAAAAAGCTCATAATGGCAATAAAAGCATATGCTCCAACTAAACAAGCCATAAAGCCGCAGATTGATTCATACGAAACCAATGTCCAACCAGCTTCTTTAGCTAACAACAAAAACAAGCCTAATATAACAATAATATTCACTCTATCACCTCTTAATGTAATGAAAAATATGTCGCTAATAAAAAAACTACCAACCACAACTAAAGCTAGTAGATATTCAATAATTACATTTTTAATAATCAGCCACCGCCTTATCTGTTCTAAAACCTTTAAAACGTGGTTCTCTTAATAAACCGCTTGCTGTCAATCTCATAGCTTGAACTTCAGCTATCTGTCCAATAGCAAGTTTTTTATTTAACCACCATAATTTACGTTGTTGAGCTGTTAAGCCAGTTCCTACGCTAATAAGTCTATTACCACTAAATCTGCAAATCAGTGAGCCGACAGCATTTTTATATCTGCCAGTTCCTTCTTGTAAATCAACAACTTCTAAATCATAAGAGATTGTCTGTTTGTACTTCATTAAATCAGCTACTCTTTTACCATGTTTGTAATAACCAGCAAGTTTTTTAACAACTACGCCTTCGCCACCTCTATCAAAGATTTCTTGTGCAAAATCTTTAATCTGCTGAAGGTTATAACAAACTCTCCCTTTGGGTAACATCATACAAGGATAATGAAAATTAGAATACGCGACTATTAACTCACCTAACCTAGTGTTGTAAGGCGTTTGGAGTTTACCGAGATATTCGCCCATAGTTAGCCAATCGTGAATAACAGCAATTATTTCGGGATGTTGATTAACTGTATCTCGGCAAGCTCCACTGATTTCAGATTGGATTGTATTCGGAATATAAGCTTCAAAGATAACAAAGTCTTTATTTGTTCCGTTGAACATTTCATTAAAGCACTTCTCTAGATGTTGCATTGAAAGATATTGCTTACCTGTTCTACTATAAATCTTCGTATGACTAAAACCATCTTCACTGTTCATATCTCTATATGCGATACAAAAACAGCCGTCATATTTTTCTTGTACTTCGCAAGGATAAGTAGCTTTAGCAACAGTAAACGGAAGAACAAGCTGAACTAAATCTTCTTGCTTAATTCCTAAAATCTCGCACAAATCCGTTTTTGTTTTATTTTCGGATAATGAATTACACATAAAAACTACTCACCTTCTTTAGTGATATTTTGAAGCGACGATGTGTCAAATCCATTTTCCTGAAGATATTGAACCGCCTTTTGTGGACTTCTGAAACTACGGCATTTATCTATCAATTCATTGTGTTGTAACTCAACTTCTAAAATACGTTGATGTAATTCTTTAATTTTTTCTTGCTCTTTCAAACACTCTTCCTTGCTAAATATATATCCAGCAATAAAACCTTGTTTACCAAACAAAATGCTGAAATTTGGATTTTGACAAAAATAATTAACGCCTACATACAAATCTATTTCATCGACCATATCTTTAACTTCCAAAATAGCAAGTCTAAATTTGCGATATAAAGCCTGACATTCAGGTGTTGTATCCAAAAATTCGCAAAGTAAATCATTTAATTGCTCTTTTAAGTCATCAATAGTTTTGTTTCTGCGCTCTGCAATCCATCTTGTTACATTGTCTTTCGTTAGCATAAATTACCTCTTTCTTAATTCAACACAATTAATTTCCTGTTTTGTCTACCGAACTTCATAGCTTCATTTAGGTTATCCATATAAATATCAATACGATTACCTTTAATATCACCGCCAGTATCGTCAACTGTAAAAATACCTAAATCTTCAATATAAACTTTAGTACCAAATGGCAGAACATTAGTATCAGCAGCTATAATTCCTTTTCTGACTTTGTTCCCATTTGCAGTAATGCCATATGCAGGATGGTTAGGTAATTTCCCACAGCTCTCATAACCAGCAGTATAAGCTGTTACTTCAGCAGTAAACGATTGTACTGTTTTAGTAGATAGTTTTTCATATCTAACTACTTCTTTTTCTATAACTGTTTTTTGTTCTGCATGATAAGCTGACACGATTGTCAACACAGCCAACACAGCACTTACAGTTTTCCACTTCGTTTTCATAAGCTACACTCCTTTCTTAACGATGTATTTATTTTAACACAGATTTACGGATATGTCAATACGGATTTTATGATTTTTTAAACAAAAAAATGGCTTGCAGATTTCTCCACAAGCCTAAAATCAAAACTTATAATGTACGCCAATCAGCCAATCAGAGCCATTGACATTATGATAATATCCAGCGTCCCACATCTTTGCATTATATCTAATCCCAGTGTAAATATCACTTTCCTTCCTATTATATATACAGCCAAAATCGGATTTTCCAATTCGGTTATATTTCTTAGCCTTTTCATCAGCCAATTCATTCACTGTATTAGTCAAATCAACAGTAGTAATATTTTCTCTATCAATAACCAATTTGCCATTCTCAAATTTACTGTTTTCAGTGATATTATTAAGTAATTGATAATTATTGTTATTTACTCTAACTTTGATATTTTCTTTGTCAGCTAATTCTACATCACTATCAGCTTTTCCTTGTTTTTCAACATATTTAATTTCCGTTTTATTCTCATTTTTAGCTATATCTCTAAAGCGAATAATCTTTCTTAAATCACTGATTGTATCGCCTTGTACTGCTATTTGACTTTTAAGGTTAGGCACAAATCGTGTATAAACATAGCTACAACCTAACCCAAAGCCAACCATTCCAACAGCTACATATCTAAATATTGCATACATGATTACCACATATACAGGTTAGGATTGTTGCCATTATCACGTACATCTACATGAACAAATTCGTCATACGGATAATAACCAACACCATCAAATAATCTACTCTGTACAACTAAGTTATAAAAAGTTTGATAGTCACCATTTACATAAATATCAGCGGCGTTACCTAAAACGTGCTGGCTATTCCAAACGCCACCAACTTCACGATTATGATTAGGGCAACGATAACCACAGCTAACAATAATAGGATAACCATACATTTCACGTAATTTATCAAGATTAGCTAACAAAATTGGATTCATACCATTTTCAGGTAACAAATGACAATGCTTACATTTAAACTCACTCATATCAAAATATTTCATTACTTATCACGCTCCAATCTATTATTCCCTTCTTCTAATTCGTCAGGTATTCCATTGTTATTTTTATCAACAAAATTCATCGTACTATCACAGATAAACTTAACTACTGCTAATACTGCTGGTGCTGATAATGCTTTAATTCCCTCTAGTAATAACATCAAATCAGGCAAACCTTTAACATACCATAGAAAACACCAACCAACCAAAAAGAGTGTAAAAACAAAAATGATATAACCAACAATAAATTTGATTATATCAAGTCTGATTTTACGATTTCTTTTTGTACTTACTTTTAGTTTATTAGTTAGTTTACCGATGAATGATAAGATTTTATCTTTCATTTTATTTCTTCCTTGCTATTCGGTAAAAGCTCTAGTTTATTAATCTCTGCTGTTCCAGTACCATTACCGCCTAATGCGTGATAGCTGTCATAAATGCGTCTAGCTTGATGAAGTTTGTCTAATGGAATAAAGCCAACATCAGTATAATAACTATACATATCATCTAAAAATTTACCTAAGATTTCTTTCATAGCACGTTTGATAGTTTCATCTTCAATCTTCTTATTTTCGTTAGCCTTATACCATTCATTACGAAAATTTAAAATAACTGCTGTCAAAACGCCAACTAATACACCTATTACAATTTGTACTAATATAGCTATGGTTATCACCTACTTTAATCAAAATTTATTGCATCTAATTCTTCTTTTGTTGTACAAGCTTTAATTCTAGATTGTAAAATCCAGCCTTTAGTTTTACAATCACCGACATGAATATACAAATCAGCTAACCATCTTTTTACTTGTTCAGGAGTTAGCATTAAAATAGATTTTTCTACATTATTACCAACATAACCACGAACAGGACAACCATTCGGATATTTCTCTTTAAATAAATCACTATCTACATTAATAGCAATACCCGTCATAGTCTGTTGTGTTTCAGTATCACTATCATATCTAACTTCTTCACCAGTACAGCTAGAAGTAAAACCGCCAGTGATTAATTTTTTTATATAGTTATCTTCTAATTCTAATTTCTGTTGTTTTAATTCTTCAAAAGTATATTCTTTATTAGGCGGTGGAGTTAATACTAAACCAACACCTTCTTTAAAATCAACCAAATAACCAACTTCACAATCTAAACCAGTTACATCAATCCAAAAAGTAGTTGGCGAAAAAATTGTAGATAACTGATTAAGCTCTAAATCTGTTTCATATATATAAATTATTTTGCCATACATAGGTTGCGCAAATCTATTTTTCTTAACCATATTACCACTCCCACTTTAATAACTCTAACATTCTAAATCCTAATTCTAGGTCAGAAATTATATCACGATAATCTTCAAGTCCAACGGAAAGCCTAATATATTCTTTGTAATCAGCAGGAATATCAGGATAGTATTCTACCTCTAATTTATATGATAATGATATAGTAGTATTATCTTGCCCAAAGCTAGTAGTGTTTAATATCATCTTTAAAGATTTAATAAATTCTATATTTTTGCTTCTACTTCCGCAAGTAAAAACAATTAACCCACCAATACCATAATATCTAACATTTTTAACTTTAGATTTTAGATATTTATAAATTTTTTGAGATGTATTAGTTATTCTATCTAATCTTAATGGTAATGTACTAATACCTCTTTGCAGTAAATAGCAAGACAATGGGTCTAAAGTTACACCTGTTAAAGCATTATATTTATCATCGAAAAAACCTAAAAGAATACCAGCCATTACATCTCCATGTCCACCACTATATTTAGTTAAGCTCTCTACAACATAATCGGCGTTATCATTAAAAGGATTGTAGTAATAACTGGATAGAACAGTATTGTCTACACATATAAAGCTATTATGTTGGTGTGCAATATCTATAATCTCTTTAAGATTAAAGTTATCTAACATCATGCAATCAACACTATCAACTATGACTAATGAATTAGGTACTAAACTACTTTCAAAATTATTTATATCGTTAATATCAACAAATTCAATATTATATTGTTTATAATAGTCTAATATCAACCTTAGTTCTAAATAACATTTATTAGATACAACAATCTTAGAAGATGTTTCGCCAATATTATCTAGCAAAACTTTAAATGCCTGCATCCCACTAGAGCAGATAGTACATTTACTTATTTTATCATCATACAATGAAAGCATAGTATCTTTTAGAAATTGTAAATTATTATTACTATAACGTCTATATGCACCTAATTTATTAGGACACGCATTATTTAGATAAATAGGCAGTTTGTCAACTTCAGCAAAATTTCTACATCGTTTAATAATACATTTACTCGAATATTGCATTATATACTACCACCATACTCAATAATACACCAACCATCACTACCATTTTTAGCAGATGTTAAGTTTCCAACATCATGGTCGCCTTCTTTATCCCATCTGAAAGTAAGAGTTCCACCAGCACCGCCTTCACCACCCTGTCCGTTACCAGTATTGGCAACGTCAGGCGCACTACCTAAATCACCATGAGTAGACCCATCAATAGTAGCACCATTGCCACCATTGCCACCATAAGAAAGAACACCAAAAGCAGAAGAAGTTCCACCTTTACCACCATCATCACCTCTATAATTATATGTTCCAATATGAATGTTACTTCTTCCAGCAGTACCACCTAAACCTACAATGATAGAATATGTTTGACTTTGTTGAACATCTATATATTGATATACAAGATTTCCTCTACCACCTCTACTGCCACGGCAACATTCTGCGTATTCATTATAAGCGTAGCCACCACCGCCACCGCCAGCACCAGCTAAACTTAATAATACACGGCTAACACCTTCAGGAACAGTGAAAGTATAAGTACCTGCTGTATTCCAACTTACTCTATTGTATGGCGGTTTTCCAGTTCTCAAAATAGAATAGACTTTATTGTTTTTCAATACCTTTCCATTAGTAGCTCTAATATCACTATTACTTCCTAAAGACGTGTAACAAGTAATACCATCAATATTGCTCATAATATACTCACTACCAACTTCATTAATAGTAGTATATAACTTAGCACTTGAATTTGATTCTTGTGTTACCTTTTTAGTTACTGCATCAATAGCAACATTACAACAGTGAATAACATCCCTACTTATTTTTGTAATATTAACCTTATAGTATTTATAATAATTGTCTGAATTTACTTCAATAGTAAAAGTAGCGTTTTTTGTGTTTGTCCAATCTTTTATTTTACTCCATGTTGTTCCGTTACTAGAAACTTCAACTGTGCCTGTCATTGGATAACTATAATAAGGTGTAAGTTCAATACTCTTTACTTTTAAAGCAACCGAACTATAAAATGAAAACCAACCAGTAGATGTACCACTTCTCCAATAAGTCCCAGTTTTATCGCTATCAAAAGCCTTGTATATATCTCCACTAGCAGATGAACTATTTGAACTATACGAATTACATGAAACACCAAAACTATTACCATTAACTATACTACTATTAGAAGTGAGTACAGGTTGTACCCATTTTTCTTCTAATTCTATATTTACTAATTTAGCTGGATATATATATATTTTTTTCGCTAATTCTGCCATAATATCACTCTATCCACATTTTATTGCCATTTGGAAATATTAATTGTCCACTAGCATTAAAAACATCATTATAATTTACCAACTTAATAAAACTTTCATTATTAATATTTTTACTGCTATCACCACCTCTATGCCAAATATTACCACTCGGTTGGTCTATCCAAATCTGTCTAGGTATAGAACCGCTATATGGAATATTAATTAACTGTCCGTTAGCGGTCGGCTGATTATTGATTTTATTAGGAAAATCATAACTAATAATACATATACCTAAACTGCTCCAGCCAGCATTATCAAGACTTGTAGGTACATAATTATTACCAAATCTATGAAACCATTTCCACAACACAGAACTTAACTCCCATTTTGAAGCCATTAAATCTTTAACAACAATATTACCATTTTCATCAGGTTCTACTCCGTTAACAGTAATATTACCTTTAGTCAAATTCCACTTCATACTACCATCAAAAATATCGATACCACCATTACCCCAGTCAGGCTCATTACTATAAGATGTACCATTAACTAAAGCTACTGCATAAAAACCAACTGGCATATTTGGACTTTCAACAATCTGTCCTTGTGTATAGTTGGTTTCAGGTTGCCATAACTTTTTAGCTAAACAAGCTACTACACTATGTTCATTCTTCATAAAAGCTTGCAATTCATCTTGTGTAGTTGGATTAGCAGAGCCTTCATACTGAAAGTATTTTTCCACATCAGTTATTAACTTAGGAATTGTTTCTGCCATTATATCACTCTCCTTTCAAAATATATTAAAGCTCTAATGTAATTTTATCTACTTCTTCTTTAGTTTTTGCTAACTCTACTTTTTCTTTAGCAAGTCTATAAACTGTATGTAGTTTATTACTTCTAATAGCTACATTTGCAATAATTTTACGTAAATCTTTAGCCGTAACCTTAACGTCAGCGTTATCTGCTGTTGTCCAGTCAATACTTGCGTCCTCGCCTTGTAACGATAAGGCAATGATAGCTGCATTTATTCTATCACGTGCCTTTTCGTCATAGTCAAAGATATTATTGTTATACTTGATTGGCTCAACTTCGGCTGTGTCACGCTGATATTTAAGCTCAATGATTTTGCGTTGTTTTATGTTTTCTAGCGGTTCTTCTTTGTGTGTAACAGTCACGCCTAACGCTTCTAGGTCTGCGTCACTGATTGACAATGGGATAAACACGCCGTCTTTGCCTAACCCTTCTGCCAAATCGTACAAATTATCGTAGCTATTAGCCTTGTATGTATATGTTTTCATCTTATCACCTCTAATTAAAAATCAGCTCAACAGTGTATTTTTTACCGATGTTATTTGCTACAAAAAATCTTGATACGTCACTAGGGATGTTGTTTGGACTAAGATAAAAACCAGGAACATAGCTTGCGTATGACATATTGCCAAACGTATATCGTCCTACTCTGCCTGTATCAACCTCTGTGATTTCAATGGTTATGTTATATGTTCCGCTTGTTACACCATCAACATTGAACGCGAAGTCAAGATAACCACTATAATAACATAGCATTTTCAGTGTTACCGCTTTTCCTTCATGGTACACTTCACCCTCGACTTCGCCTATGGTTGCATAATAGCGACTGTAACCATATTGTATACTGCTATTTCCCATTGTCATTGTAAACACGTTTTTCTTCTTTGCTGGTAATTTAAACATCATGCGGTTAAGTCCCATTTCTCTTACCTCACGCCAACTTACTAGCTTGTACGATGCTAGTAAGAGCACCACTAGCATTTTTTGTCATAAAAATATTTAACATCATACCACTATTAGTAATAGCAACATCTGACGCATCACCGATATATTTAATTGTACCGCCATTAGTGATTGATAGCGCATAATTACTGCCAGCAGTAATGTATGCTGTAAACACTGTTGACTGATTACTGCCTAACAAAGCAGAAAGTGTAGCTAAATTTAAAGTGAAAGCTCCTGTTGCATAATAAGTCGCAGTCGATTTAGCTGGAGTGACAGACGCTGTACTTCTATTAGGCGTAGTATATTGCTCATAACCGAGAGTTGCCAAATTAAATGTCTGTTGTGCTCGCCACGTGTTTTGCCCGGATGTTTTAACATAACCTTCCAACGATTGATGTTGTGTCAGATAGCCAGCATCATTAGAAAACGATGATACATTTGTAGGCTTATCTGTAAGGTCATTGTAACTTCCGCTTGTTGCTACACCTGCAAGACCAGTAATTTCATTTGTATTATGATTATGAGCTATTGGGGTAAAACTTTTAGGCTTGTTTTTCACATTATTCCATTCAACACTATCAGCAGATTTAGCATTATTAGCGTTATCAATTCTAGAAATATTTACATTACCATTATCATCAGGTGTAATTCCATTAAGTGAAGATATAGCACCTTCCACCATATCAACAGAAGTATATGGCTTATAAATAACAGTCTGATTTAACTCATCTTTAGATGTTATTACTATATTTTTCTCTGCAATCGCCATAATAACACCTGCCTATTTTACGAAAGAAGTTTAAAGAAAAGCTCGTTATTTACTAAATCATTAGGGGTAGAAACGCCACTCTTAACTACTGCTTTATGGTCTGCCCATTCAGCACTACCATTCCCATTGTTTTGTAACACTTGCCCCAAAGAACCACCAAGAGGAATATGCTTACTACCAGCAGTATTAGGATGTGTATAAACATTAACTTCTTTGCCATCAATCTTGATATTACCATTAGTAGCGGATTTCTCTGTTTTATTAGCATTTGCAGTAATACCATCTAATTTATTTTTCAAAACGTCTGTAAAATCATTTGCAGATAAACCCTTACCTTCTTCTTTATCTACTTTAGTTCCAATAGCACTATTTAATGCTTCAACAGCAGATTGGTTATTGGAAATATAATCAGCAATCTCTTTCAAAGTATCGTATGTTTCAGGAGCACCATTAATCAAACTACTGATAGCTTCACTAATCCAACCCTTAATTTGTGTTTCGTTCGTAGCTGAACCCTGAATATTATTAATCTTTGCTACAATTTCAGAAAGATAAGTTGTCAGAGTTTTATTTGTTGTTGTATCTACGATTACATTATCAGAGCCAGTTTGCACCAAAATATCTGTTAAAACATCTTCGATTTTCATTTGAAGTAATACATTTTTACTTGCCATAAATACCACGCTCACTTTCTTAATCTAAAAATTTTACTATAATCTGATTAGGTAATTCAATATTGCCTAAATCATCAGAAGCTACACCATTAACTGTCTTTACTACTTTAAAGCTATTTGTATCACCATTTACTTTAGTAACTATAACATTACCATTTTCTTCTTTTACAGAATTTACTACATTACCAACCTGTAAATTATTAACAACATTTAAAACCTTATCTGCTGATTTTCTTGCAATTTCTGCGGCTTCTTCTGCTTTCTTAGTTAAAGAAACAAAATTATCAGGCGATATAGTGTTAGGTTTACCATACTTATTCTGATTTAAAGTAATAACAGTTTTATTTTCATTATTTACTACCTTATTCATTATGAATAACTCTCTCTACAACTAACTTTGCTGGAAAATTCAAAGTTATCTTGTTACCTTCCTTAATGCAAAGTAAATCATAATAATTAGTACCAACTTTAATCTTTTTCATTTCTTCACTAGACAAAACAATATTAATATCTGTGCCTTCAATATTAGTAAATTCCTTTTCTACCAAAGGCTCTTTATCATATACTTCATCTTTAACAGTAAATCGAATTTTGTCTGTAAGTTCTACCTCAAAACCGACTACTCTAAAGATAACATCTAGTGTATCTCCATACGAGATATATAAATCATTACCTTTTACTTGTAGCATATAATCACCTCACGTTACAAATGGCAAATCGTTAAATCTAGCATTGCCATTGCCAGCTTTTAATTTTACACTGTCATTCTCTGTTACTATAACTAATTCACCATATTCTAAAATAGGATTAACATTACTCCAATTATCCAGCGTATCACACCTTAGAGTTAATGTACCATCATCATTACATACCATTTTATGTAAGCACCTCTCTTTGGAAACCTTGCCATATAATATCAGCAACAACAGCAACAGGCTCACGTTTAATTGTAGCTCCCTTAATAAGCCTATTAAATCTAATCTTACAAGGAGTTTTATTTATAATCTCTAATTCATACTCACCTTTGATATTTGTCTGAACAGCACTGACATTAACAGCAGTAGTGTAATAATACGGAGTTTTAATTGGTAATGTTAAACCAGTAACAGGGATAGACAGGTTTTCAAAATTCTCTTGTCTGTCAGGAACATCAATATATACTTTTAATTTAGATACAGCAGGAATAACATCTGTATTACTCTTTGCTATAATCTTGATATAAGTTGTATCTGTACTACTAATCAAAACTTTACCAGTATAAGGTTTATATAATCCTTTAAATCTCCATTGTTGAGAATTAGGATTATCCCAAGCTATACTATCAACTGTTTGCCATGCGTTTGCATTTGAACCAACACAATATTGTACAGTAGCACTACCAGCAATTTCGTATTCAATCCAAAAGTTACCATAAGCCATAGGCTGTAATTGAGCATTAATTTCCAATACATCATCTTTAGTATGAGCTTTAATAACACCATTTTCTTTAATACCATTATGGCTAACAGAACTCCAATCGTTAGCTGACAAATCAGCACTCCATAATACATTATTCTGTAAAGGCTCACCTAAATTCAAAACAGCATAAGCAGGATTTTTACTTTCATTACCAGCATTATCAACAGCTTTAATCATTACTGTATGTACGCCCTGTCTTAAAGCTTTCGTTTCAAAAGGTTGCATAGTGATTACGCCTGTATGAAGTTCGTAGGCATTATTCCAATCAGGATTATTACCTTGTGTGTATTTTAATTTAAAACCAACAATATCGTTCGGTTCAGGGTATTTATAACTCCACCAAAAACGTCTTGTTCCATCATCAAGAATATCAGTATCTAACATAGAAACATTATCAGGTGGTTCATCTACGCCACTTAATTCAATTTCTCCAATACAAGGACTACCTTTAATACCATCTTTGGTAACTATCTGTACACTTACATAATACTTACCTTTAACAAGATTAGTTACATATGCGGTATTATCAAATGTATTAGCACCTACAATATATTTATAGCCATCAGGAGAATAGCTGACTTCGTAATGGTCAAAATACTCATAATATAATTCATCCCATGTTGCATCAAAACCAATCTGTAATGTGCCGTTTGCATTAGTCACTGTATTTTCTTTTAACTTCAATCCACTAACAACAGGTGGAATTTTAGTATAACTAGAATTATTGTTAATATAACCAGGATTAACAATCTGTGCTCCTAAACTGTCATTATAAATACTTGCGTTATATTGTCGACAAGTTAATTGATATATACCTGTATTTGTTTCTTCAATCTGTGTAATTCTAAACGGCATTTTAGTAAAAATACCACCATAAGTAACTGTAACTACATCACCACATTCCAACATCATACCTTGTGTAGCTACACTAAAGCTGATAGTCAAAGAACACACTTTGTTTAAATCACGATACAATCTGCCAATACGCAGAGCTTGATTTTGAGAAGTACAGCCAGCAAGAGTAACAGTTTTTTCTGTAATTTTACCTTCCTGTTCTTCTTGCATTTCTAAATCTTCTACAACTACTTTTACTTCTGTCCATAATTGCGACGGGTCAAAATATCCAATTTTATAACGATTAGGAGTATCATCAAGAGAAGTCTGTCCAATCGAAACACTGTCTTTTACAATAGTGCTATCGTCAAAAGCGTAAACTGGAACTTCTGCTTTCTCTATTTTTAAAGCTATCTGACTACCAAAAGTAATAAAACCACCAAATACAGCTAACATACTTGATAAATGTTCAATAGGAGCTTTCTGACTATCAAGAATAATATTTAGCTTATATCTAGCAGTTTTTTGTTTATTACCATTTTCGTCTACATACTCTATTTCTTCGTCACAGTAATTAGCAACTTCTTTAAAGCTATCATCATCTAACATATCTTCAGTAATATATGCACCTGTTCCATATCTTTCGGAAGTTAGAAAATCTCGAATTATCCATGCTGGATTTTCACTGTATTCTGTAAACCAACTACCATTACGAAAAACTTTTACTCTCATACCACGAATGACAGAATTAATTGTAGGATTACTGCCACTTAATCTACTACTAGCAACCAAATCTGTTCTAATCCATGCTAAATTAGGATAACCACCAACATCCATATAATTATCAGGAACTTCATTCTGATGAACTTTGTATGTACCAATCTTATAACCACGAACATCAAGAACTACCATGTTATTACGAGAGGGATTATCAGCAGGACAATAGCAATTAACAGGTGCAGAACTATTAAACTGCATACTGTTAGCTGAAATGCCCTTAGATGTTCTATCATCAACAGCACCATCTATTTTCCAACCATTACCAGCTTCACTTTTGATTTTGTCTATTACTGTACTTAAAAGAGAAGTTTGAGCATTATAATCGTTTGTACTACCTAAAGCGTATTCTTGTGTTTTACCACCAGCAGATAAAATTAGTGTATTACCACTTCTTTTTACAGTAGCATCTTCATGTTGAATGTTATAAATAGAAATATTTGTATCGTCACGTATTAGTTCTTCATTCGCCATTACATTGTAAATTCCATCTACACCAGCTTCACACACAACTACATCTTTCTGTAAATATCTACTGCCATTATAAGGATTATGCCATGTTTGCAAACCACCATATTTACGAGTTCCATAAATAACAGGAATACAAGCATTTTGGTTTACATCATTGGTAACTGTACTAAATCTTGTATAATCATCTTGTGAATAATCGCTATCAAGATTGCCTAAATTATTTGGCTTTTGTGTAACCGACCATAATGTACTAGCAATACTAGCACCCATCATAGCACTAGCCATTACACCCTTAAAACCAAACATCATAAAATTACTACCAAAACCACCAATAGCCATACCGATTAATGTAAATGCTATTTTACCTTTACTTTTACCACCTTTGCCCAAACTCTCACCTTCTTTCTATACTGTATTATGTTCCTAATCTAAATTCTTTAGGAATTGCTACAAATCCACCATAATGTTTTCTGTTATTATACTTTGCACACATTTCAGGAGTTTTATCACAATTACGAGTTAATACCGCTTTACCAGTTAAATCTACGTTGAACTGATAATATGGCTCTACATAAAAATAATAAGCACCTTCTGTATAACAAGTTTTAATCAGCTTAGTTTCATAACCAATAGTAATTAAACCATTTTTGTAAAAATCATTTTCAATATTACCTCTTAGCTTTATTTTTAATGGAGTGCTACTAGCTGTTTCTATCTCAAATTCTTTTCTAACTTTATCCATCTGACAATTTAAATCACCAAATGTATTACAACAGATATATTGAGTAGTTCTAAAAGGAACATTACCTTTAGGAAAACTAGCTTTTACAGTAACAGAAAATTCACCATTATTGTAAGACGGAGCATCTAAATAACCCCAAAAGATAGGCATTACTAAACTTTCATCCCATAAGCTATCAGGATATTGAATACGAACAATCTCTACTTTTCTACCACGAAAATCAAAACCTTGCATTAAAGCAGATATTTTTTCATTATCAGCGTCAGCGATTTTTAAATCCATATTATCAATCTTTGCATCAACAGTAGTTTTAATACTACCACGTTCAATAGGTACAGGGTAATAAGTTTCACCAGCAAAAGTAATAACTACATCACAATTACATATTCTAATTGTACCTGTCTTTAGATAAATACGATAAAGCTCAATAAAAAATGGATTTTCACTTTCTTTAGCCTTTTTCATACTAACAGGTAAAATCTTCATATATTAACTACCCTCATAGTCAAACTAACTTGTTTTTTTACAATCACTCTAATATTGCCTACTTCACCTCTTGTATAACCAAAACTATCTGTACAAGAAAAATCAGAAGTAAATTGACAAGTATAATTTACACCATCATAAGGGAATAAAAATCTTTCAGACTTACGATGTTGATTATAAAAATCCTCTATCTCTTTCATTTTTTTAGCTGACCCCTGATAAGTACCTTCAAAAGTAATAATAGGTCTTACTCCGATACGCTGAACTTGAAATGTACCAGTTTCAAAGTCGATAGTTCTATCCATATATCTGATAGTTCTCTTAACATCACCATAAGCATTAAAATTAAATGTTTTCAAACTATCACTCCCTTATTCTAAAACCACATTGATAAAAGATATTTCTCTTTTTTAAGTGCATAATCATAGAACTATGAAATGTTTCCAGTATAGTCAGCACTTTTCCGTTATCAATGTATATGCCTGTATGACTTTCACCATTGATTTCAAATAAAACAATGTCCCCATATTGCATTTCTTCCATCTTCTCTATCTTGTTAAAATGTTTAACTAGCCATCTAGCTAATCTGTATGGCTCTGTTAAATACCAGTCTTTTTTTATCGGTCTACCATCTCTAATTTCAATAGGATAACCATGTTCATTAAAAAATAACTGGCATAAACCAATACAGTCTACACCAGTAAAGTCTGTTCCTAGAAATTTATAAGGCAAGCCTACAAATCTAGTTAAATCTTGTTTTTTCATATTTTCTCCAATTAAAAAACCAGCCTACGAATAGGCTGGTTAGTTGTTTAAATATCTTCTGTTACACAAAAATACTCTTGTGGCGATTTTAAATCATTTTGTTTCCATATATATTCATCAAGAAATTGATACTGTACTTGTTTTAAAACCCAATTATAATCTTGATACATATAAATAAAACGCATTTTAGTTATCGCAGGAATTACTTCGTACAAACTTGCTTCTTTGGCATCGTTTTTGTTATCGTAATACCATTGTCCTTTAACAGTAGAGTAATATCTCGCTGTATCTGATTGCAACTCTAATATACCTTTATACGGACTAATCAAAGATTCAGTTTTTTGAACGTCAATGGCTGATTGTAAATTTAGGTTTCTGTATTTATGCCACTTGTTACTATCGACAGAATATTTGACTTTACCGCCTTGGTTAAAATTATCCTGTATTTCTGAAACAATATTATTAGTCATAGCTTTAAAACTAGCTACCGCTTCTTGCTCACTAGCAAAACAGCCATTACAAAATGCAACTAGACAAATCAGCATAATAAAAAGTTTCTTCATTATATACACTCTCCTTTCATGCTGATTATATCATAGTTTTTTATCATCGTCTACCTAAAGCACCCTGTTTGTTTAATACCGCCAACAATACATCTGCGTTATCATTCAAGTATTCTGCAAAACTTCTACTGTCAAACGCCATAATGTTAATGTTGTTTGGTTGTTGATTTCTACTATCAATAGCTTTCATAGCAACAGTAGCTAAAATTTCATTACTACGTCTATCAGAAACACTATTAACTTCTTCACCAATCTGTAAAGTACGAACAACCTCATCAGATTTAAGTTTAGGGACTACACCTAGTCTGCCTTGCTGAACCATACCGCCTGTGTGCATTTTAGGATAGCCGCTAAGATTTTCGCCAATATGAGAATGTTTGAAAGGTGAGATAGTATTACCGCCAACAGTAATTGTAGGTGTAATATTCTTACCGGCAGTTATAGTTTTACCACCGCCACTCCAACCAAATAAACTACCTAAAATACTAGCTTGTGCTTGAATTTGGAATAATCTTTGTAATGCTTCTCTAGCTAAATCTTTCCATAAATTATTCCAAATATCTTTTAGCGAATTACCCTGAATTAAAAACTGTTGAGTTACATCATACAAACCCTGTCGGATAGTAGCTGTTTTCTCGTTTTCTAATTCAGCAACCTTAGCTTTAGTTTCCTCAACTATTTTAATTTCAGTTTGTTGACGTTTATATAAATCAGCCATAGTTTTTGCATCAGCCTTATCTTTGTTTTGCTCAATCCTTGCATTAGTTTTTTGCAAATCTTCTTCATACTGTTTTAACTTAGCTCTTTCAGCTTCTAATTCAATCTGATTTTTCTGTTTGCTGTAATCGAAGTTAGTAGGTCTATTAATTCTAGCAATATCAATACTAGCTTGCTGTTCAATATCGCTAATCTTCTGCTTACTGATTTCATCAGCTATCTTACGCTGTTCGTTAGTAATATCAGCAGACTTAGATTTAGTTTCTTCTAATTTCTGATTAACAGCACTGATTAAATTAATGATATTAGAAACAGTCTTAGATTGTTGATATACTTCTTTATTGACTTCAATATTTTTCTCTAGTTCTTCGCCTTTTAAACCAATAGTATATTTTGCTAATTGAGCTAATTGCGGACTGGCTTTCATCTTAGCTTCAAGCTCTTTCTCTAAATCAGTTCTAAACTTTTCTAATTTAGTTTTATAATCTTCCAACTCTTTACTACGTTCACCATATAAACTAGATTTAGCAATAATACTAGCAACAGTAGTTCCATAATACTGTTCATCATTAGTAATATCTTTTAAAGAGTTCTCGTATTTTTTAGCTTGAATACTGCCTTCATACCACAGTTCATTACGTCTAGCTTGTAAAACATTACGTTGAAACTGTTCAGCATTATTAGCATTATAGCTAGTGGATGGATTTCTATTAGGTTTACTATCATCGTCAGAAGTTTCTCCATTACCATTTCCGCCTAAATCAATATTAACCTCTCCGCTTAGCTTATCTCTAGTTAACCTAGCTTCAACAAGTTTAGTGTTAATACCTTGTAATTTCTTAGTAGCATTATCAATATCATATTGCAAGCTATCCATCTGCTCAATTTCATCACTAATACCAAATGCTCTAGCAAAGAATTTCTTAGCAATAGGATTTTTAATATTCCAATCACCAATAGCAGATTGCATAATTTCCATTCGTGTACGCATAGATTGCTTTAAAGCGTCTAATTCTGTTTCCATTAAAGCAATTCTCTGTCTAACCTGTTTCGCTTCTTCTTCTGACTGTTTAATAGATAAATTAATAGCACTCAAAGTTTTTTGTTTATGAACTTTATCTACTTGAATTAATGCTTTTAATTCAGCCTGCATAGCTTGCTTAATATCTCCACTAGCCATAACACGATTATAAGCTTCATCGCCAATGGCTTTTCTAAGATTTTCACTAGCCTTTAATAATTCTTCTTTGGCTTTAGCATTATTAACCTGACCATCAGTAGCGTTTTTATCAGCTTCTCTAACTTTATCTAATTTGTCGATATAATCTTGATAAGCTTTAATCTGTTCTTCTGTCTGTTGAATTTTCTCTCTATCAAAATAAGCCTTGTTCTGTACTCTATAAACTGCGTCCCATGCAGTATATAAACTAGCTAAAACAGCAATTAAAGCAATTACATTTCCGATAGCACCTAAAGCTCCTACACCAAAACTTTTAATAGCACTAATATTGCCTTTTACCTTACCTTTTACATTTTGCATAGAAACAGCCATCATATCCATATATTTAGCTGTATTATTCATTACATTAGTAAACGCTGTAAATGCACTACCTAAAGCCTTTACGTACAATGTTGTTTTAATAAACGTCATAGTAATTTCTATCATCTTCGGATTTACTTCAGCCAACCATCTCACAAAAGTTCTTATATCCTGAATAATACTGACTAAACCATTAAAAGCACCCGCTTTATCTACTGTAACTATTAACTGTTGAAAATCAGCAATTAAAGCCTGTAACTGTCTGCTAACTGTCTGATATTGTTGAGCTACCTGTTCATCTGCCCAGCCAGCAGAAGTACGAGCTGTTTGCAAGTTTTTCTGCATATTATCATAGTTTTTGAGTAATGCCATTACATTATTATATTGAAATTTACCACCGCTGAACGCATTAATAGCATCAGAATAATCTTTAGGACTGTTTTTTATTTTTTGCATCACTTCTGTAATTACTTTTTCATAACTACGTATTTTTAATACTCCATCTTCTCCCAATTCCTTAGTAGCAATATTCATCTCTTTAAGATATTTTTGAGCCTTTTCTGTTTGCATAGAAACAATCATCGCTTTAAGACTATTACCAATCTCACCACCAGCTTTACCAGTAGCACTGGACATTGTAGTTATCATAGCATTAAGAAAATCAAAGCTAATGCCAGCATTATAAGCTGCGCCAGCGGAACGCTCATTTGCTTTTGCTAAATCACTTGCAGTAACAACAGCATTATCTGCTAACTTTGCCCATGTATCAACAATCTTACCACTCACTTGTTGTGCTTCATTAGCATTTTTTAAATGAACATTATACTGTTGCATAGTAGCTTCTAAACCTTTATTTACTTCAACTAAACTCATATCATCAGTAATAGACAACTTGGTGGAATTTCTAACCAATTCTTGAATAGTGGCTAAATCTTTGTATTGTCTACCCCATAATCTACCAGCTTCAACTACTTCTTGCACACTCGCACCATAATCACCAGCAATTCTAATAAAATCAGACATAGCCTGATTCATTAAAACTTGATTATCGCCCAGTTCATTAGGCATAACTTGTGCAAAATTCTGTCTTAATTTTTGGTAATTAGATATAGTACCTACAATTTGCGGAATGGCGTTCATAGCATATCCTTCTGTAATACTAGCAATGCCAGCAGTTACTTTACTTCTAAACTTAGATAAGAAATAATCATAATTTCTATTTAAGTCATAAAAACCTCTACTAGAAGAAATACCAATAGTTTTCCTAAATTTAACACTCTCTTTATTTAAATTCTGATATTCAACTTTTAGTTGATTAACCTTTTTCTTTAAAACATCATAGTTAGCATCAGTACGTTTAGTATTAGATAATTCATGAAACACTTTAGCGGCTTCTCTAGCTATCTTATCCATTTCTACTTGATAGTTTTTAAAACCACTAGCCTGTTTAGTTACACCTTTAATATCAGTACGCAACTTATCATAAGCAGTTTGTAGTTCTTTAATTTCAGTAATTTGCTTTTTATAATCTTCACTACCGATATAATCTTTGTTATTGAGTGACTTCTTCTCTAAATCATTTTTTAACTGCTTAATTCTCTTAGAGTAATTATCTACATCATTTGACTTAATTTTAGTCTTATTGACTTCCTGCTTTTTCTCTACCACACCTTTTAAGTCATTCTTTAACTTATTATATTCAGTCTGTAATTTTTGAACATAAGCAATATCAGCTTTATATTCATCAGAGCCATAATAATTTCCAGTAGTTCGCATCTTATTTTGAATATCTTTTCTGCGTCTAGAAATTTCCTCTTGATATGTAAATGTATCATAAGGATTATCTAATTTCTTAGGACGATTGGAAACCTTTTTTTGATATTCGTTTTCTAGATGTATTAAGTTTTCTAAATGACTTAAATCAAGTTCCTTTTCAAAACTATTAATATAGTGTGGATTTTTAGCATACTTTAAAGCCATTTCTTTCTTAAAATCCCTAATCTGTTGCGGAATAGAGCGACTATCAAGTTTTTCTTGTTCTTTTGCTAATTTTTGCGCTTCTTTTTGCTGACGTTGATAATCTTTATTCTGTACCTTGCCAGCCTGTTTACCAGTGATTGATTCGTCAATAGCTTTTCGTACATTATTAAAATCAATCAACGCTGTTTTGGCAATCCTAATATTTTCAACTAGCTTTTTAGCTTCTTCAGATTGTTGCCATAACATATTAGTGCTGTTTTTATAATAAGCTTTGGAATAAGCATTTTCTGCTTCACGAACTGCCTGTTGCAGAGTTTTAGCTTCTTCCTTAGCTTTCTTAGCTCCTTTTACCATACCATCAAAGACTTGCTCACCTCTACTAGCTTTAATATTCTTAACAGACAACTTATTGAGTTTTTCTTGAATATTCTCAATCTGTTTAAAGATATTAGCTGTATCTAAAGTTAAGCTAATCTTTGCTACATTATCTACTGTAACTGACATTCATTCACCTTCTTTATTTGACTTCTCCACTATCAATCAGATATTGAATAGCATCAGCACCTTCAAAAGTATTATGTTCGCTACTATCCTTTTCAATATCTTTATTGTTTTTACTACAACCATCTAATAAATATTCTAGTTGTGGAATAGAAAGATTAACTACATCTTTCATAGTCATAGAAGTGTTTTGAATGATACTTGCGTATAACTTATCCCACTCTGTTTCTACTGCTTCATCATCATTGCTTGCTTTTTTTTTAAACTAGACAAGCCATAAAAGATTTCAAATACTTTAGGTACACTGTCTAAATCTAACCATTCAGTAATTTCTTCTTTAGTGTATTTTTCGTCAAAAGCAAGGAATAGCAAATCCAGCATAGCGTTCCATGCTTCATCAACTTCTGTATCGTTAGCACCATCAGTAATAATATTTTCAAGAATAAAAATATCATTGAACTTAGGTGTGAGTTTTCTGATTAAATCTTTGTATTTTAATTTAGCTGGGTAAACTCTACGTTTTACTCCATCCCTACACATAACATCTTCGTATGCTGTAAAAGGGTCAATAACTTTATTTTCTTCCATGTTTATCTCCTTAGATTAAAAAATGGAGTGCTACCATATACGATAACACTCCTATCTTTCTTCGATTTATTTTACTTCGGTCAAAGAATAAGTTACGAAACGCTTATCAGGACGTTCAGGGTCAACAGACTTGAAAGTTACTTCAGGAGCAACAGCACCATCACGAGTATATTCAAGATTGAAACCACCATCACATACTGCTTTGTATACACGAGTATGCAGTTGTACTTTTCTGCCATCAGGAAGTTTTACAGGTGCAGAAGTATGACGGAGTTCAACAAAACCAGGAACATCATTAGTCAATACATTTACAGTAGAACCATCTGTTACTTTATATACATAACTTACTTCAATAGTAGTATTAGTAAAGCCAGTAGCAAAAGTTAATGCGCCAGTTTCTGTAACAGAGAACTGGTCGGATGTAGTGGGACTTGTAGCTCTTTTTAAAGCCTTACCATCAGCAATAACAACTACACTTTCTAAATCTACACCAGTAGTAGCAGAAAGATTAGCTTTATTACCCTTTACCACAAGAGTTTCTACGGCATTTACTTCGCCATTACCCTCTACAACAGTACCTTGTGTTACTGCCAGTACGTTCATATCCATTATAGCATTTTTAAATTTAAATGTAGCGGTTTTGGATTTAATATAGTTAAAAATAGGGAATAAGCTATCACCGCCATAAACATCTTCACTCTCGGAAGAAACTTCAATAGACATAGACTGGAGTTTAGACAGTCGACCAGCGATAGAGCCGTCAGCAGACAACAAGAACGCTTCGCCTACACCATGAAGTACGAGGTTATTACTTTTTACATTTGCCAAATTTAACACAACCTTTCTTTATTCACCATCAATCAATGGATTATATATTAATCTGTATTTATACACACCATTTACACCTGAATAATGCTGTCCTTCATAATTCAACATCGTTTCCATATGTTCAGCTAATATTCTTCTAAAACATCTTGAAATTTGACTAATCTTATACATTGTATTTGCGTAAATATCAATATACAAATCACCAATATTAACCATCCAATTTGTTTTAGCTTTTTCGGAGTGCATAAAATAATAACTGATAAACGGAACATCATCGGATTTAATTACATCGTCAGTCTGATATTCACGCCTTAATTTATTGTTTTGATTAGCTAATAACTGATTACCTGTTAGAGTATTATCTATTCCAATAATCTCGCAAAATTCTTCATCAGCTATACACCAATCGAATATATCATCTAATAACTGAAAACTATCTATCATAATGTCACCTTTAACCTTAACCCATTAATCATAAATGTAACAAAATTACTAGCAACAATAGCTGTGATAATTTTCATACATATAATATTTAATCTTTGCCTTATTGCTTGTGCAACGATATGTCTAGGCTCAATAGGTTTATAAGCAGGATTTACACTCCTATCAACTACATTTCCATGTTCGTCTAAACCTGTTTCTCTGTTTCTTAATTTGGTAGTTCCTTTTCTATGCGGTTTACCATCTAAGTCATAATAAAATTCACCATTACCATCCTTAACTCGACTTGCAGTAGCTAAATTAAACTTTAATCTATCTCTATTAAATACAGTGCCATTAAGATATTCTTGTAATGCTGGATTAGTTCTATCTAACTTAGAACCTTTACCATATTCAGCTATTAATGCTCTTTGTCCCTTTGCATAGAATACTAAATTAAGTAACCTTTTAGCTTCATCGTGAATAACTTTTTGTTTTTCGATTTCCGCATTACCTAATTTCCAATTACCATACTGCGCCCAATCCATATATACCTGTGATGTAATTATATCTGCTTCTTCAGCCAATACTTTTCTAATAGCTTTTAATACAATCTTTTGAGCTGATATAGCACTAATCATTTACGTTTATCCTCTGCTAACTGAATACACATTAAACCTTTTACAGATGTATCAATAGAATTAATCTGATAACTAACTTCGTTGATTACCAATCTGTCAGCAAGTTTAATATCCATAGCCTGTAAATAAACCAATTTGATTGTACCTTCCAGTAAACCACCATCAAAGAATTGCATTTTAGCATTAGTATCTTTCTGAACACAAGGAATATGGTCTTTTAAAACAACCAGCTCTGTACCAGCTTTATTAGTACCAATAAACTTATCTTCTAATCGCATAATCGAACATTCATAATCACAACGCCATAAATTAGCCTGATTGGTATTCATAAATATAATTCTTCGTACAGATGTTGTCAGAAATTTTTCATCTGATTTAGATACTACTAAATCACCTTCTTCTAAAACTGTATCTGTTAATAATAAACCTTTATACTTGTGAGTATGAGCAAAGTCATTATTACTGATACCTTGTCTAGTTAAGTGCATCGGTTCAGTAGCTTTTAAAGTTCCATCTGTGCTATAAATATCAAAATCTTCTTTTGTGAAAAAACCTTGTAAATTCATAACATCACCTGAACTTATCTAAAATCAATTTCATATCTTGTGTAAAGAATGACGGATTAGCCATTTCAACAGTATAATCAAGAGTATTTAATCTCTTAAAACCTACAAAACTTTGTAATTGTCTAATGTTTTGAGCTAACATACCACAAACCACTTTAATTTCTTCAGGAATTACATCATAACCATAAGAGTAAGATACTTCTAATCTCTGTGCTCTCGGCTCATATTCACAGAAACCATATGGGATAAATGCAAATGGTGATTTACTACTGATATAGTAGAAATAACCATCATTATCAGCGTCTAATACAATATGGTCAATATTAACCTCTTGTTTATTAACGCCTAAAGGAGTAATCATTATCTCTGTAAGTGACTTAATCTCAATAATCGGATAATGTTTTAATTTACCTCTATGTTTAGCATTTACATTAACAGTTTCAGAAACCTCTTGCACATCAAACGATTTACCGATATAACCATCAATAAGTTGTGAAGCAATAATTAAATCGCCAACTTCTACACCAGCTTGTGAAGCACAATACTTAGGAATTTCTTCTTCTGTAATGTATTGCGACATATTAAATCACTCCCATATTTTTCAAAATATCTCTAGTTTTCGGTAAAACAGAAGCCTTGCCATCTTCAAATTTAACAAAACCATAAGGAAGATATACTGTATATGTTTTCAAATTCTTATCTTTCAACTCTACCGCTACTCTTTCATCTGCATTTTTAGCAACAGAAACAGTATTAGTTTTATTTACTTGTTCTTCTACTACTTTTCTAGGTCTAGCCATTATTTCTCCTTAATTAAAATAAAAGAGTGGAATTATTTCCACTCTTAGGCATTTTTAACAGTTTTAGTCAGAATTGTATGAGCGTATTCAGCACCCTTAGCTACAATACAGTCATATTGCAGAGCCATATATTTTTCATTCAGAGATTCATCTTGAATACCGAAAGCGAAAATACGAGGATTAGCAGAACCAACATAATAACGTGTCAGCAGATTTTCAGACAGAATAGCGATTTTGTGAATAGTAGAACCGCTAGTAGTTTGAGTGTCCAACGGCAGATAAGGGTCAGCGATAATCGGCAGTACACCCATAGCAGTCATTACACCAATAACTTTAATGCCAGCAGTCATAGTAACTTCATAATGTTTGTAGTTAGTCGGACGTGCTTGTTCTTCCTGCTCAATCAAATCATAGGTAATCGGATTAACAACAATAACAGAAGGCTTAACATCATAATCTTTACGAGCAGACAAATTAGCAATTTCAGAACGAATAGCATCTACAATCTTTACGCCATCAGCAATAGCAGAAGTTTGAGTAAGCTGTGTCAGCAAGCCAACATATTCATTAGTAGTTGCTTCGGACAGTTTAGTATCATTACCAGTCCACAGTTTTTCGTCCTGTAAAGTCAGCAAATCAGTTACCATATCCTGAACATCTTCAGTAGTCAAACCTTTGTAAATGCCCTGTTGAGCACCAACTTCTCGGTCAAAGTGAGAGAACTCAATCTCATTGGTGATTGCCTTAATAAATGCAGATTTATCTACACGTTTTACATTGTATTTGTTTGCTTTCAGGTTATGCGGGTCTTGAAAAGCAGCGGTTTTATCTGCAGGTTGTTTTTCAAAATAACGAGTAGGATTGCCAGTAGCAGGACGTGCTTTAATACGAGAAAGCATTGTGCCACGCTTACCTACCATATCAAGGATTTCTTTTTCAAATACAGGAACTTGGATAAAACCATTACCAGTCTTAGTACCAGCTTCAGTAAAACTCATAAATTGTGCATTAGACATTAATTATCTACCTTCTTTCTTCTATCTAAATTAGTTAGCTTTAGTTTTCATAGATTCAGCAAATGCTTTCATCTTAGCTTGTGCTTTATCGTTAAAGGAAATAGACGGATTTTCGTCAATCTCTTTGCAGATTTCAGCAAGAGTTTTTTCTTTATTATCGTTTTTGCCTACAAAGTTCATACCCTCAGTTTTTTGTTCAGGAGCTTTTTCTTCCTTTTGCTCAACTTTAGTATTTACTTTAGCAAATTCAGCTTTCATCTCATTTACAGCAGTAGTTACTTCTGCAAAATCAACTTTTACTTCTTTCTTGTTGAGTTCATCAAGTTTTGCGTCCATAGCAGACATAGCGGTTTTCATAGATTCGCCAATACCATTTACAGCGTCCATGAAAGTTTGAAATTGTTGTTCATTCATAGTATTATCAACTTCCTTTCTTCTTTGTGCCACTAATTGAGTTTCTTTAAAAGCGGCGAGGTTTTTGTATAAGATTGCAACGCCAGTAAAGGCAAAATCTTCTACTAAATAAAAATCTCCCTTGTCAGTCATATCATTTACAATGACTTCAACGGAGAAACCTAAACTATCTTTTGCGTTTTTAATTTGGAAACATACATCATTAAAATCACGTTTCCATAAACAACCACTGACATTTAATCCATCAGCAGTTAAATCTGCATTTTCTACTACACCAATCTTAAATCGTGTATCATGCCCGGTTAAAGCTCGATTAGGTCTATCCCAATTATCGTAAACACAATTAACTCCCATACCAACGAAAGATTGACTAGCTTTAGTAATTGCAGAAGCTGAAAAAGCAACTGGTTTATCACTACCACATGGAATACCATCACTAGGAGTATCAGCTTTTAAGCAAATACCACTAAAAGGCATTTTATTGATGTGATTATCACTGTCAGCAAAATTAAAACTACTGAAATTTACTTGTAATTCACTTATGATTAATCACCCTCTTTTTTGTTACCATTGTATCTGTCTTTACCTACGCCATTATAACCACCAGCATCTTGTGTTTCCTTAGCGTATTTAGTGTTGAGAGCTGTCTTATATTGAGATTTCAACATATCACCATACTCTTTAAGCTCTTTATCACTAACCTTTTCATAACCTAACAACTGTCTAGCTTCATTCAAAGTAAGAATATCTGCATTAAATTCAGCTAAAACTCTATCAGACTTAGCTTTCTTTCTAGTTTCGTTATCTTCAAAATGAAATTTAAAAATCAAAACATCATCTAAATTTACTCTGCCTAAAACTTTAGCATTGATATTTTCCTCAATAACTTTAGCTAAAGGCTTAATAGCTTCATCAAGAATATTTTCTTTCTGTTCTGCTACTGTACTTCTATCAGTCTGACTACCTTCATTTAATCTCTTAGGGTCGATATTAAATGTATATGAAATAATAGTAATCAGAAAATGTTGCCATTGTAGATATAAACCATTATCATCACTAGCACTTAACTGTTCAGTAGCAATACCTTTACTACCACCAACGATAGGTGTTTTACCGCTACCATAGATTTCTTCTTCAAAGTATTTTCTGAACTTAGTAATTGTGTTTTGGTCTGCGTTTTCTCCTAAATTCAGAAGATATTTAGGAATAGCATTACTAGCTACTGTTCCTGCATATCGTTGAGCATTTAACAGATACTGAATAATCATAAAAGCTTGTTCTACTGGCGAAGTTCCTAAAGGGGTATAACTGTAATTATTCATGTTGAAATACATAATATCTTCATTAGCTAAATCAACATAACCACCATTAGTCTTTCTTTGTTTGTATTTAATGTCTTTAGGACTTAATACTTGCTTTGTACAAACTTCTAACGTAAAACCATCAACAGGATATAACCAAATAGGTCTATTGCTATCATCACTTGCACAAACTTCAATAGCTCCACAATCACCTGTTAGAATATCTTCAATAGTTGCACCCATAAGACTTCTAAAACTATCACCATTATTAGGTCTTTCCAAACATCTTGTTAAAGTATTAATCTCATTACTAAAATCAACGTCATTGTTAATATCTCTCTTTGAAATACTCCACGGACAATTAAATAGTGTATTTTTAGTAATGTTGATTGCTCTACGAACTACTGGCATTTGAGCAAACTTACGCAAAGTGGTTGCAGACATTTCTTTATTAAAGGCAACGTCTAAGTGATTGACAGTATAACCACTACCACCATAATACATAATAGATGTTTCTCTTTGCGGTACTTTAGGCTTTCTACCAAAAAAATACTCTTTGCCGTTAAATCTTATCTCCAACTTATCACCACCTTGCTATCGTAAATTATTCAAACTGCCAAAACAAAAACCCATTGGTATGTTTTTACCATTAGGGAATATTAAATCAGTAGCAGATTTTAATGCGTCCATACCATCATCAGAACCTTTAGGAAAACGCCTAAGTTCATCTAAAAGTATCTTCTGATTTCTATTAAACTTAATATAACCATTTTTAATCAAAGGAACTAAACCTTTAATTCTTAACTCTTTGTCAGACATATTCTGTAAAGGCTCAATAGGTAATGCTATATTTTGTGCTAATGCTCGTCTACCACATTCCTGAGCAAAGAAATATTGAAACTGAATTGTTTCAATACCAACCTTAACAAGCTTATCTTGATACGTTATACACTTACTAATCAAATCGTCGATAATCTTATCAGGTTTACGCCTTTTAATATCAGCTTCAATAACATACAAGAAATTGTCCTTACCTCTACCAATAGTAACTATTGCACTTCTATCGCTCTTTGTTGTCTTAGCTAGGCTAGGGTCAACAGCAATATATATCTGCTTGATTTCAGGTAAAATCTCCCAATATTGAAACCATTCTTCTTTAAATGTTCTCTGATTTTCACTTACTGGGTCATTCTGATATTCACTGTCAAAAGCATCAGGATTCATTACTCGCATTAACATCAAGTCATAGTAATAATCAGGTTGCTTATCTTTCCATAATACTTGTGTTCCAGCAAGCATAGATTTTTTGTTTTTATCAAAGAAAGCTTTAGCTTCTTCAGCTGGTTTTTCAATATCATCAGATTTAAGAATTTCTTCCCATTGTTCCCATTTAGCACTATCAGAAAACTTAATTACAGCTTGATAGCGTTTTCTATCCCACATAGCATATTCAGGACTTGTCAGTAATCTGTTCAGTAAAGATTCATAGTTCAGTACAGTTCCAATATAGATGATTTTTTCAGTTGTACTACCGCAAGGAATTAAGGCTTTCTGAAACCAGTTTAAAAGTTTTTGTCTTTGCGCTTCAGTTTCTACTGCTTCATCATTCTCTAAATCATCTACGATAATTACATCAGGACGATAATGCCCATACTTAATACCACGTAATTTCTGACCAGCACCTTTGCCAACTATCTGTACTTTATTGATTGTTTGTATCTTTGCATTTGCCCATACTCGATTACCAACCATATCGCCATAAGCTAATCTTAAAGTTTCGTTATCTTCTAGCTCATCACGAATAGCCATTATAAACTGCATAGCCTGTTCGCTACTGTCAGATACGATTAAGATATTTTTCGCATAACCATAGCAAATACACCATATCGGAAACAGAAAAGACAATATCTGACTTTTACCATGTCCACGCGGAGCGGCTCGAACATAATAATATTTTTCGTCCAGCTTGTTAATTACATAATCCTCTAATGATTTAAATACTTCTCTGTGAAAATCACAAAAGTCACCAGTGAATATTCTAGGGAAAAATGTTTTACCGAATAACTCTAAGTTACACTTACATTCTTCTATAACTTCTTCACTTACAACATTTTCGTTGTCTTGTTCTAAATCTTCTAATATACTTAGAACATCAAATTTTGACTTTATAGCCATTAATATCTGCCTTTTTTAAAATCAAGAATATCTTTCTTAGCTTCTTTGCTATTTAAGTTATTGACTTGATAAATCTTTTTATTCCTGACTTTATTTTTCGGTCTTTTCTTTTTTAGTGCTTTCAACATCTAATTCTTCAACTCCGAATACATAGCCTTGTTTACGCAAATAATAAGCGATTACAGAACTCCAAAACAAGAAAATAGTAAAATAAGCTGTTCCAGTCAAAAATGTTGTAAGCATTAAGATAAAAAAATTCATTAAACTTGTAATCATAAAATCTCTCCTTAAAATTTAAAAATAAAAAAAGAACGCCAGCTTTATCAACTAACGTCCTTAAAGTTAATCTATTTATTGGCAACTTGTTAATCGCTATATCACGAAACAAGGGTGTAAATGTATTATATTAGCTTTATAACATTCAGACTAATATAAAGAACTACATCAATTATGCCTAATTATTGAAAGCGACAACCTGAAAGGAAAATATATTTTACATCGCTACTTAGATAGGTCTTATTGCTCCAATAACTCTTACCATAGCATTAAGCTAATCGTTGGGTACTTTGCCTATCAATACTCTTTTGCAAGTAGCAACCTAATAATAGGAGATTATTTTTTACGCTACCGCTCAACAGGTCTTATTGCTCTAATGACATAACACTAGGTTATGGTTAGGTTCTTTGCCTGTACAATAAAATCTAAATTTATTGCAATGCTATCGTAGAGGTCTGCGTACAGATTTCTCCGCTAATTATCTGCATTGCTTTAATCGTTATAAGTCTAATCTTTTACAAGTATCAGCTTATACGATAAAATCAGTTGGAGCTGATAGTAGGACTTGAACCCACAACCTAGTCATTACAAGTGACTTGCTCTACCAGTTGAGCTATACCAGCATATCATTAATAGCCATAACTTTAGCGAAATTCCTTGTCAGGTAATCTAACCCTCTAAGCACAAGTTATAGCTATTAACTTCAATATTTAGTGGCTATAAACTCAATCAAGAATAGGCTACATTCTCGATATTACAAACTTACCACCATGTTTACTATATTTATTACTAGCAAATCTAAATCAGGACTACTCTAAACCGCTATCAGAACAGCGTAAACTTTGTAGCCTAGTTTTATGTCTTACTCTTTGTATAACTCTTATCCAATCATAATAGTACATCAAGACTATCCTAAACCATCATTTGTTCTTCAAAATCTATCATCTATAAAAGTATACAAAAAGGGATTTCTACTAACGAAGTTTTAACCTGTATATGTTTTAGTAAACTATATTCTAATCACTAACTATATACTGGCTTTAACTTAACTTTAGCTAAGTAATATTAGCGTAACATTTTTCGTTTAATCAATCAATCTCACATTAAAGTTTCGATTGATTTCTAAACTCAAAAGTTACTTATTAATTCTTTGATATATTACTGCGATTACTCACTACGTTCGTAATCTTGTAATATATAGAGTTACTAGCTTTGTAAGTGTTTAACCTTACATAATATAGGCACATAGAGAGAAAATCCGACACCTAAATTAGAAGATTTTACAAAGATTTCACAAATTAACTCACATTCTGATGGATTTTAAACTATTTACCGGTAAAGTTGCTGATAAATCAACAAAAATCATGGTGTTTAACTCACGATAACAGTTTTAGTCTATATAGATATATTATCTCTGTTTATTATATTCTTGTTTATGATTATCGTCAAACACACATGATTGCATAGAGGTGTATGTATCAACGCTTACGCAAGAATAACTGGCAAACGAATTTCTAAAAATTAATCAGGGAAAGTTAGTTGGTTTGTATCTTATAGTAGTATACGGCTTACTAACTTTCTGACAGAGTATTAACTGGTTAATGAGTTATAGCTTAATACTAATAAGACAACTACTCTCCTGTTCAAGAAAAAGCTAGTTAAGAGTATGATAATAAGTATAGTTCCGCTTTCCTGCTGACTACGATAATCTATGCTTCTGACTGATTAGAGAGCATTATCATAAACATCAATTCTGACACGAAAAATCAATTAAGGCTTAATCTATATGGGTAAAAGTGTAATGGTTACTATGGTAGATTATGGCAAAATTGTGAATAAAAAATACTTAGCTTTTTAAACTGGTATAGGTATAATCATATAGGTTATTAGTTTTAGAGCAGAAAATAAAATAAGCACCAGCAATTAAGCCAGTGCTTGGTAATGGATTTCTGATACTTGTTTGATTAATTGGTTTCATCACATTTAATACGGAGCTGATAGAAGTTCACGTTATTCTTGTTTGCAATTTCAGCTACCTTTGTATCAAGGTTATCTAATTCAATCTTTTCTTCTTCAGTCAGCTTTTTACCTTTCCATGATTTATTTTCAAGTTCAGTCATTCTCTTAGCTAATGTCTTAGCTTGTTTTACTGCGTTTTCCATAATACACCTCTCACTCTCGTTCAATATGGATTGTAACAACTTTGCTTAATCTGTCTATGTATTGATTGATTAAAGCTACATCTACGCCATCTTGATATATAATTGTATAATCTTCATCGTCGATTACATTAACATCAAATCCATCTAGGTACATAGTGATGAGTTCTCTTTCGTCAATCGTGATATTACTGATTATGATTTTATGTTCTTTATTATTCATATTCTTCTACCACTTTCATATATTTACGTTTTTCACTGGCAGTCAGTTTGAAAGGCTTAAAGGTATAATCTTCTTGCAATCCGTCCATCATGCTATCCCATTCATCTTGTAGAGCTTGTTCAGCTCCAACTTCCTCGATGTATGAGAAATTACTCTGACAGGTACTGCTCCATGCAATTTCAAACATTTCAATGAACTCTGCTTTGGTTAGTTTTTCTTTCATATTACTCACCTCTTTTAGTAGTAAACTTCAACTAACCATGTGTCTATGATTTCGATGTTGCCACCTAATAATTCAGAAAAGGTTTTAATCTTCTTCATATCAGGTTTCTGTACTGCTTGAATAATTGTATCATCAGAGAGTTTGCCATATCCGATTTCGTAAAGATACATATCCATTAAACGCTGTGATTGTTTGGTAGTCAAACCATTAACACTAATTTTATACATTTCTTTTGGTTTCTTCATATACAGTAGCTCCTTTCTTTCGTTGATTATAGTATATCACCTTTTTATATGGTTGTCAATCATTATTTACGGATTTTCGGATTTTATTTTGCATAACACTGGTTTACTGTTAGATTTCCAGTGATTTTCGATATTTTCATCAATATATAAAAAATTTTTCTTCATTATATAGTACCTGGTATACCCTTTTTGGTTAAATTATAGATACCATAGGTAGTGTTATATCAGTTGCTAACATTGACAAGATAAATATTATATTTATATAAATGTGATT